GTGGCTCAACGTACCATACTATGTTCCTGCCGGATTTGAGTTCTTTCCGAATGAAGGTATAGGGGCAGACGAGCCTATCTTACGTTTCAATCATATGTTTTCCGACAACGCCACATTCAACGATCCCGACATTGCTTTATGGGACATAAGACAAAATATGAGTGTCTTTAGCTGGCAGAGCATGGCCTCCATGTTCACTAACGCGACTGCATTCAACCAAGACATTAGTTCTTGGGATGTGAGTAGAGTTACTGATATGGGTGTTATGTTTGCGGGCGCGATCGTATTCAACCAAGACCTTAATTCTTGGGATGTGAGTAATGTTACTGCTATGCAATCAATGTTCGCCGGTGCGAACAAGTTCAACGGAAACATTAGTTCTTGGGATGTGAGTTCTGTTACTAATATGGTCAAAATGTTCGATAACCATGATTGGTTCTATACGTTCGGAAGGGACGCGTCTTCTTTCAACCAAGACATTAGTTCTTGGGATGTGAGTTCTGTTACTAATATGAGACAGATGTTCAGTTCCGCGGTTTCGTTCAACCAAGATCTTAATTCTTGGAATGTGAGTTCTGTTACTAATATGGAACATATGTTCAAGAACGCACACTATTTCAACGGAAACATTAGTTCTTGGGATGTGAGTTCTGTTACTGATATGGGTAATATGTTCAACATTGCCAGCATCTTTAATCAAGATATTAGCGGTTGGGATGTAAGTTCTGTTACTAATATGTATGAGATGTTCAATGCCGCATCAGCATTCAACCAAGACATCGGTTCTTGGAATGTGAGTAATGTTATTGATATGCACCATATGTTCGCCGATGCGACTAATTTCAACGGAAACATTAGTTCTTGGGATGTAACTGGTATTACTGAAGTTTATATGTTTGCTAGAATGTTCCAGCGCGCTGAAGCGTTCAACCAAGATCTTAGTGGGTGGGATGTTTCCGGAGCTTCTGTGTCGCCCACGTATCCTGTTCCCGAGTTGTTTGATGACGGCGCTATAGCTTGGGTGTTGCCAGACAGCAGACCAAATTGGGTGACTATGGATATTTTGTATGTGACAAACGACGGCAACGATAGCTGGGTAATTGATGATGTTGCCGACAACCCTGACCTCAACTTAGTTAGAGGAACCACATATTACTTCACTATTGACGCTCACTTTGACTCTAGCGTCCCTGGATCTGCCAATCATCCTTTTTGGATCAAAACATCTCCCAGCACTGGCACTGATGATTTATATTGGCCTGCGGAACTTGTGATGGATGGCGCGCCTTATAATGGAACTATAGTATGGGAGGTGGCGCTAGACGCCCCTAGCACGTTATACTACAATTGTCAGTACCACGCTTCTATGAGTGGAACTATAAATATTGTTGACCCTTCCTAATACATAAAAGAAAACAAAAACGCTAAATAAATCCAAACAAACAATAATAAGGCAACACTCACATGACACTAGCAAGACTTCTAGAAATACGAGCAGCGGTTCAAGCAGCTCGAGAAGAAAGAAGAGTATTTCGCGTTGTATATAAACAAGAAAAGGCGGTGGGGAACGTCGAGACTCGAGTTGAATATTACGTAGAAACATATACGTATGATGAGCTCTATGCTCTGTCTAACACCGTTGGAGACCCTACTAGTGCTGAGTGGCGCGCTAATGGTGTACCAGAAGGTGGGTATAAATGGGTAGAAGGGGTCGGAATAAAAACTAAGAATCCAATCACCAATATGGACAACATGTTCAAAGATAATTCGACGTTCAATGACGCAGACATTAGCGGCTGGGATGTCTCTGCAGTAACTTCTATGTCAGGAATGTTCGAAGGTGCTACAACGTTCAACCAAGATATTGGCTCTTGGGATGTCAGCGCTGACACTGATATGAGCAGTATGTTCAAGAACGCATCATCATTTAACCAAGACCTGGGTAATTGGAACACTGTCAACGCAACTAATATGTCTGGCGCTTTCTATGGCGCGTCTTCTTTCAACCAAGACATCGGTGAATGGAACATGACTAATGTTACAGATGTCAGCGAAATGTTCAGGGAAGCGACAGCATTCAATCAAGATCTGAGCACTTGGGACACATCCAACATTACTAATATGGACGCAATGTTCCAAGACGCAACCAGTTTTAACGCAGACATCACTGATTGGGATGTGCAAAACATCACTGAGGCTCCTACAAATTTCTCTAGTAATGTAGGGTTGCCCGCGTACTACGCGCCACAATGGGGTACCGATGGTAACGTTATTGTTGCAAACCCGACGACAGAAATTAAAATATTCTTCGATAGTAGCGGCAGCATGAATACTACATTAGCCCCGCTGGTAGCAGCGAAGGATGGTGTTATTAAAACTGCTTTGTTACCTTTCTTTGACAACGACGAAGCGATCTATAATCAAAATGTGACAATAGTGTCCGATCCTTCTGAACGAGTTTGGAATCAAATGGCTACTCCAGCTACTAATCAAAATACAACACAGCTGATAACTTTGGTGTTCTCTGATGAGAACTCTCCATACTCAGCGCCTGGGAATTGGGCCGCTACTCGGACATCGACGTATAATACTGATATTTCGGCGCTTAGGGCACACTTGGTCGCAGCGCCTGACGGTGACTACTTTAGAGGAGTAATGTTTAGAGTTAACACTGGCCCCAACTCTTATGCGGACTACAGAACATTTATTAGTGCTGTGATGTCTGGTTCTGGCATATACAGTGGCATTAATGGTTTGAGTGATAAGTCTGAAATATCTGCTGAACTCGACATCGACGCAGGATCAACTGGACAATACTATGCTAATAAAATCGTAGCCGCAATTAATGCGCTGGGATATAATCTCCCAAGCGTGTAAGGAAGTAATATGTCATTATCAGAATTATTGATAACGCAGCAAGCAATAAGAGCTGTACGAACCGCTCGTAGAATTTTTCGAAAAGGGTTTAACGATACATATAGATCTGCTTTCACAAAAATAGATTATCGCGAAATCTTGCTAGGTGAGGGGCCGCTCGGCCGCAGAGTAGCAAATTTTACCGTCGCGGCTGGTGGTGGTGTTGTCGAGGCCAGTGAGACTACTCACGTTTTGTCGGTCGCTACAAATCAATTTTTAAATGATGCGGTTTACCAAGTAGAATTTGCAAGTTCTTCGTATATAACATTCGTCGTGGGCGATCAAGTTGGAGTGCACACCAAAGGTTTCTGTTTCGAGATTGATCAACTGGTCAATTTTATGCTTATGACTAGAGCTCTGCAGACTACATCTATTGACCCTGATAGTTTTTATGTCGCTGGTCAGGCTGACCTTACAGTATTATTCCACAACGAGACATCCGGAGACAATTTGCAAGGGATGGATTATATGTACTTAGCGGTGATGAGTTCCGGATTAAGACTGGGTAAAGATATTGGTCCATATGCAGCTGTTACCTCGGCGGTCGACGAAAGTAGTACTGATAGCTATTCAGATTTTTCGGGCACGCATTTCAGCGTTTACTTATCAGATACTCTACCGACATCCGCGCAGTTGTCTTCTTAATTGACATATAAATAGTAGCATATATGACTTCGAGACTATGTGATGAGTGAATTAACAAGCAACAAAAACTATCTACAGCCGAGCGGATTTACTGTTCAAATATCCAGGCAGCAGTACCCGAACCTGCAGTTCTTCGCTCAGGCTGTGTCGCATCCATCATTAGACGTTGGTGCGACAGATGTTCCTTATCAACGCCAATCAGTCGTAGTCCCTGGAGACAAGGCAGTCTTCGGTGCGTTGCAAATAACTTTTCTCTTAGACGAAGATATGACCACGTATCGAGAAATGTATAGGTGGTTAGTTCGACAAGTCGAAGAAAACTTTGCTGGTCCAGGAACTCTTGGTGTTACTACCGGTGGCGACATACCGACTGTTACAGATATTACAGTCAGTGTTCTAACCAGCCACAATAACGTCAATCGACAAATAAAATATGTTAATGCGTTTCCGACTTCTCTCGGGGAAATTGAATTTACTGCAGCAGAAGATGGGCAATACCTTTCGTTTATCTCTCAATTTAGATTTGACTATTTCGAATTTGTTTAGTAGTATAGAGGGTAATCCCCCGCTGTTACCCCATTAAGTGAAGAGAATATTATTATGATTGACCTGACAAAATTGTTGGCAGAGTGGCAGATCGACTGTGCTATCGATCCGAACCACCTAGATGAAAGCTCTAGAACAACTCCAATGTTGCACGCAAAATACCTTACCCACCTCGCTGAATCCAAACTCGCTTTGAAGCAAACCGAGTTTAAACAAAAGCAATTACTCAAAGATAAATGGTTATATTACAGCGGTAAAATGTGTCAAGATGATATCGAAACACGAAACTGGAAACCAGACCCGTTCGATGGTTTGAAAATATTGAAGAGTGATTACGAATATTACTACGAGTCCGACCCTGAGTTAATTGAATCAGAGGCGAAAATCCAATACTTAAAAACAACAATAGATACATTAAAGGAAATTGTTGACAACCTTAAATGGCGTCATCAAACATTGGGTAATATGATCCGATGGAGACAGTTTGAAAGTGGGATGTAAGTGGAAGAAATTGTAGTACAGTTGAAAGATTATAGCATGCTTCGAGTGACATGCTCGAGCGGGATCGCGGCAGAGTTATCAGACTATTTCTGTTTCGATGTTCCTGGAGCGAAGTACATGCCAGCCTTTAAGAGAAAGGTGTGGGATGGTAAGATTCGATTGTTCAACAATATGAATGGAGAGATCAACGCTGGCCTGTTTGCGCAAATCGCAAAATTCTGTAAAACAAGAGGCTACTCTCTACAAGCACACACTACAGCATATGGCAGTCCGACTGACAGGAATGACGTCAACCATATGAAGATGATGCAGTGGATCCCTACAATTGGAGTTCCATTTTTACCTCGTGATTATCAGTACGACGCCATTGTGCACGCTATCACCCACAAACGTTGCCTACTTGTTTCTCCTACTGGTTCTGGTAAATCTTTCATCATCTATCTGATCCTTCGATGGTTTCTCGAGAATAACGATACAAAGGCTCTAATTGTCGTTCCTACTACGGGTCTCGTTGAGCAAATGTATAAAGACTTCGAAGACTATGGTTTTAATTCATCAGATAACTGTCATAGAATTTATAGTGGTCAAGACAAAGATACTGATAAACGCGTCGTCATTTCTACGTGGCAATCGATCAATAAACTAACCAAGAACTGGTTCTCGGAATTCGGAGCGATCTTTGGCGATGAGTGTCATGGATTTAAAGCCAAGAGCCTCAGCAGTATAATGAACAAATCAGTGGACGCTGAGTATAGGTTCGGCACTACAGGCACTCTAGACGGCACTCAGACGAACGAGCTAGTCCTCGAGGGGCTGTTCGGACCAGTCCACAAGGTAACAACCACTAAGAAATTACAAGACAGCGAGACGCTTGCAAAACTTGACATCAATATTCTTGTTCTTCGATATCCGAAAGAAGTTCGAGAAGAGTTCGGTGAAAATAGAACATACCAAGAAGAAATCGATTTTATAGTTAGTAGAGAAAGCCGCAACAAGTTCATCACTAATCTCGCTCTTGATTTGAAGGGCAACTCTTTGGTGCTGTTTAACCTTGTTGATAAGCATGGCAAAGTGTTATATAATATGTTATTCGATAAGATTGATTCTGGTAGGAAACTGTTCTATGTCAGTGGCGAAACAAAAACTAGTGACCGAGAAGAAATTCGGCATATTGTGGAGAAGCAAAGTAATTCTGTCATTCTTGCTAGCCTTGGTACTTTTTCCACTGGCGTTAATATCCGCAATATCCATAATATTATATTTGCCTCTCCTTCGAAATCTCAAATCCGCGTATTACAATCCATCGGAAGAGGACTAAGAATGAGTGATGACGGTCGACCTACTCGGTTGTTTGACTTGTCTGACGACTTGGGGTTAAATAGTAGTAAGAACTTTACCTTGTTACACTCATTTGAGCGTGTCAAGATATACAACAAAGAAGAATTTCCATATGTCATTACTCCGGTTGAACTAGTATGATCTACGATATCAAACAATTTAAATTAAACAGCGGTCAAGAAATCGTTTGCGAAATTATTGAATGGCCTGTTGCACCACACGTTGAAATTATTGTTCGTAATTGTATGCAAATCAGCCCAGCTACAGCACCATCAAATGGCCAAAAGTATTATGTATTCAACACCTGGATGCACTACGTAGAAGGGAACGACGACCTAGTTGTTATCAGCTCCGATCATATTGTTGCGACAGTCACTCCGAACCATTTGCTTCGCAATCAGTACTTACGCGCTGTTTACGACATGCACGAAAATTTCATAGACAGAGAAGCTAAATATAAGGAAGAAGAAAGACAATTGATGACCATCGCGCAAGCACTGTCTGCTGCTGGGGTGGATAAAATCAAGAAAGGTATTCGACC